CGGCTCGCCGTCGATCAATTCGCCGAACGGCTTCTTCAGGGCCTCGCGCCGCATGTCGATCTTGTTGGTCGGCGCCGGATCGAGCCGGATCCCGCTCACCGCGGCGACGATCTCGAGCCAGCTTTTCTCGTCATCCTCGCGATCAGCGCCGTACTGGCTGGATGGGTCGACCACGCCGCGAACGTGCTCCGGCTTAACAAAGGGGAAGCGGTCATGGAGCAGTTGCGCCAGCAAAGCACCAAAACGCCGCGGCCCCATGTTCTGATCACCCTGAAGCTCGTCAATGAAGCGGCGCTGTGATCCCGGCAGACGCTGCATGAACACCGCAGATGGACGGGTACGGGGATCGATTCCGACAACAAGTGGCAAGCCAGGTATGGGATCGAGCTCTCTGGCTGCGACATGAATGGCATCCTTGAACTCGGGGTGAACCGGCTTGCCGGCCCGCGAATAGCCCGGCCGGTTCTCGATCATGCGGAACTTGTACCAGTCGGGCTGGCCCCTGGCCTGGTCGACGTAGTAGCCGGGCGGCAGGTTCACCAGGTTCTCGGCGCCGGCTTGCGTGCCGCCGGGCTGGACGAACAGCTCGACCCCGTCGGCCGCCAGCTCGGACCCCGAGCGGGTGAAGATATCGCGGTAGAGCCACGATTCGAACTCCGGCGCGTTGGCGTCGGCAATCATGCCCCACCACGTCGGCCCGCCCTCGCTCATGTCGGGAAAGCGCCCCCAGCGGCCCTTGGCGAAGTTGAAGACCTCGACCTGCAGGAGATCGAGCTCGTTCAGGTACCACGCCGTCGGCTCGTAGCCGCGCATGAAATCCTCGGCCGAGTTCTCGCCGATCGCGCCAAACTCGTTGGTGAAATCGCACACCGTGCCGTCGGGCAGCTTGAACTGCAGGCGATGCTTGGCCGGCGCATCAACCGCGCCATTCCACTCGCCGGCATCCTGCGGAAAGCGCTTGAACCACGACGGGATCGTCGTCTTCCACAACGAGCGGTAGGTATCGCGGATCGTCGCCAGCTTGAACTTGCGGACCGGGCGCGCCACCCCGTCGCCAATATCAACCGTGCGCCCCTTCGACGGCGCCTGCTGACTGGCCAGCCACACCGCCTTCATGAACGCCGCCGTCGTCTTGCCCGAACCAACCGGCCCATTCAAAATCTGGATGCGCGCCGCCGACGCCATGAAGCGCGAGGCGACCGGCCCGGGCGACTTCCAGTTGATGTTCAGAACATCCTGCGCCATCACCGCCTCAGCCGCCGCACCAGCCACCGCCCACAGACCTGCCAGATCGCCCACACGCCCAGCCCCACCACCAGCAGGAACATCACCAGCGCCAGCCCGAGCAGCACCGTCATCATTTCGTCAGCCACAGCCACACCAGCAAACCAACCCCAAAGGCTATCAACAGGTACGGCACATACGACAGCCACGGCATCGCTCACGCGCCGTCCGACGGATTGGCCGGCAAGCGGTCGCGGATGTCCTCCAGCACCATGATCAACTCGCCCAACTGCTTGCCAAACGCCTGCAGACGCGCATCCAACGGCGGACCCTCGCGACCCGCCAGCCGCTCCAACGCCACCAGCAGCCTATGCTGAAAGTCATCCATCACCCAACCTCCCTCAAAAGGCGGCGCGGCGGTCCTGTACGGAGCAGGATGTTCGGAGCAACCCTAGCCGCGCCTGCCGCAGTTTAGCAGCGCCGCACAGCAAAAGCAAAATCGCGGCAAAACCCGGACGCCCCGTAAAAAAAAACAGCGCCAACCACCCGCGACGCTAATCTGCGGCAGATCGCGAAACGCTGCAAAAAACGCTGGGGGATACCCGTGAGGACGCCGCGCCGCCGCAAACCCGGGGTACCCCCTCGCGATCGGCTCTCCCCGTGTGGAGGGTGGTCAGAGCCTGGTGCGCGGATACGCAGTCCGCCACACTGTGCGCAGTAACCCAATGTATTCAACGTTATATGCATGTGGGTGGGTACGCTACCCACCATTCTACCCACCTGTCAGGCACCTCTATCCTGCGGCATGGCAGTGAATGGGCCGCTCTACTGCTCGCCCTTGGCAGGCGCTGGCGCCGGGGGCGTGACAGGTGTTTCGCCTGTGGCTGCACCTAGCTGTTGGGCCGGTGTTTCATTGCCGGCAAGATCAGTGCTGCTGCCATTGGTGCTGTCTTCTGTGGCGTTGGGCAGCAGTTGCATATTGAAGCTGCGGTCTTCGTCTGTTGCTTCGGCCGCGATGTTGGCGAGCTCTTGGTATTGCGTGTCGTCGACGATGTTGAGGTTGATGGCGCGGGTTAGGCGCATGTCGATTTGAGCTGGCAGCTTTTGCGCGACGTAGGGCAGGACGGCTTGTGCGCACAGTCTTCGTTCGGCCAGCGCGTCGGCTAGGGTGCCATTCATTTGCTTGGCCAGGGTCGCTGTTTCCATTGACGCTATCTCGAGGAGAATGGCGCGCGGGTCGCGGTATTGCTCGAGCAGGGCCGCGACTGTCCAAGCTTTGAACTGCCGGGCGTCGCGCTTGTGTTTGATTGTGGTTGGTGAGGCGGCAATTGCGCGCTTTACGACGCGGCTTCGCATAGGCTGTGCTGACGGCATCGCGTAACCCTTTGATAATGCGCGACTATTTCTCCGCCAATTTGAGCGAACTGACGCGCTTTTGCAACAGCGCACGTTCTGCGCGTAGTGAGACTATCTTTTGCGCCCATTTGGCATGTCTTGGGTCGCTGCGCGGGATTGTGTCCAGCCAGGATAGACCGTGGGTTATGCGGGCGGTTAAGTCATTGATGCGGCGTTTGTAATTGGTCGCCGTCCATTGGTCTTCAGTATAGAAGCGCTCGAGGTACTGCGTGCGCGCGTAGGCCCACGACGTGCGCTGTCGGCTTGCGCGGTTGAGACGTTCTGGTGTCACGCGAGGCTACCTATCACAGGCAGTAACTCACAGGCTGTGGATCAACGCAATGTTCACCATGAGCATTGCCGCAAAGATGCGTCACTTTGGCCTAGTTAGGCGCTTGCATCTGCCCTTGCGTCTGCCGCGAATTAGAGGCATATTGGGTGGGTCAAGAGCACAACCAAGACGGGAAAGCTTTCCCGTCGGAAGAGGAGCAACCCATGACAATCGGTTACACGTTCGGCCGTAGCGACCTTGAAACATTCAGGCGTTCATGGCCCTGCCATGGCTTGCCCGATAGCCTCGACCGTATTTGGTTCGGCTTTGGAAGCAATGGCGATTTGGTCGAGATTGAAGCCAAAGCCCGCAACGGCCGCAGGCTCGACAGTGCCAAATTTGATGGCCCCGCATGGCTTGCCCTATCGCGAGACGCGCAAGCCAAATGCCAGTTCTGAGTAGCGTTAGCCATCGCCCAAGCCGAAGCCGCCGGCATCAAGGCGGACTAGCCCCACCAGGGCATTTTCAGAGGAGCAACAGCTATGATCGACAGACATTCGCGCACACTGGCCTATCTCGAGACGAACCATCGCAGCTGCCTGCAGCTATGGCGGGAAACCGGCCGCAAGTACTGGCTGAAACGGGCCGCCTCGTATTGGCGGCAAATCGAACGCGCCATGGTGGCGCGCTAGCCCCAACAAGGCGAAAGAGGAGCAACAGACTATGGTGGAGTCAATTTTGTGTGTGATCGGCGGCACTTGGGTGGTTTTGAAATTGGCCGGAATCGCCGACGAACACTTTGCGAGCAAGCGACTTGAGAAACAGCGCGCAAGGTACCGCGAGCTTGTAAAGCTACATGGCGAGCCATCGCCCGATTCAGATTTCTGGGCAATGTATTCCCGGCCGACCGACAGTTTGTGACGCTAGCCCCAACAGGGCCGGGAGCAATCCCGGCCTTTTTTGTGCCTATTCCGGGGGCTTTTCCGGGGGCTTTTGCGCCGCGTGGAAGGCTTTGGCGAGCTCGGCGGCGCGCCGATCGCTCGGCCCCGGCGGCGGGGCGGCGGGCGCCGATTCGGGCGGGGCAGCGCTAGCCCCAACAGGCGCCCAGTCGGCCGGCGCGCGGTTCTCGAGGTCGGCCAATTCGCGCTCGTAGCGGCCGGCTTTGACGAGATTGCCGATTCGCTGGAAGGAATCGCGCATCGCGCGCAGGCGGACCTCGAGCGGCTCGGGCACGAAAGCCCCAACAGGGCGCCCGGCCGCCGCGATCATCTGCTCGAGGCGGCGGATTGCCTTGGTTCGGCGGGCCAGTTGTTCGCCGATGGCCTCGCGCAGTTCGACCGGCTTGGGCATCCACTTGAGCGAGGCGCAACAGGTCTCGATGCCGGTCTGGAACAGATCGGCCGGGATATCGCGGGTAAGATCGCGCCAAGCTTCGATGCGCAAGCGCAGGTCGGCGGCGCCGAGCTTGGTACCGGGCGGCTCGAACACCGCCACCAGCTTGGCAAAGCAGGCGGCCAGCAGGGTGTCATCGGCCGGGCGCATGCGGTCCTGCAGGGTTTTGAGCGCCGCCTGGAGGTCGCCGAGGGGTGGCCTGCGAGCCCCGACAGGGGGCTGCCAGGGAATGTCGGGATGGTCGGGCGAGTCAATGTCCAGCGCTGAAACGACCGAGTTCGGCAAAAAGGGCCGAGAGACCGGATTGAGGGCCTTTGTCATCGTAGTTTCCCTCCATGATCTTGGTCAGGTTGGCGGGTTTCAGGCACCAGTCGAGGCCGGGCCGGAAGGACTGGCGGAACCAGTCGGAAGAGGCTTCCAGCTTGGCCAGCATGTCGTCCCAGCCCTGGATGCCTCCCAGATCGGAAATGCGGGCCTCCAGGGCCCGTCGGCGGGGGGGCGAAAGGTTCTGTGCCCGCGGCAGGCCGATTCGCTCAGCGGTCAGATTCCAGGCCTTAGCGGCGATGTCGCAGTCGCAGGGCAAGTCGGCGGCCGGCAGGAGGCTCAGGGTTTCGGTTTCTGGCGATTGTCGAGGGCCGGCACGCCGAGCTCCTCCATCTCGCGCAGGATGCGGGCCTGTTCGAGCATCCGGTTGAGGCGGGCTGCCAGGCGGATCACTTGGGCGGTCTTGCCCCAGCCCCACGGCGGGCTCGTCGTCGCGCTTGGTTTGCCGCCGTCGTTTTCCTGCATGCGCCTCTCCCGAGCGAAGCGAGGGAGTCTTGGTTAACGAGTGGTTAAGTGGTTCGGGTGACACAGCTGTGTCACCAGGTGGTGACATAGCTATGTCACCAGGGGGGGTGACATCAGGTGTCACCGGTGACACGGGTGTCACCCCTACGTTTAGCAGATATTCAGTCGATCGGTTGTCGCGCAGGTTGCGGGTTATGTGGCCTTCCCGCTCGAGCTTCGCGAGGGCTCGCTGGACGGTTCGATCGCTGGCCACGACGCGCTCGGCGAGGCGCTTGATCGAGGGGAAGCAGCCGGTCGGCTGCCAGGCGTCGCAGAGTTGGATGAGGACGCGTTTGGCGGTGTGGTCCTTGATGGGCAGGCGAACGGCCCAATTGACCTTGTCCTGGCACATGGGAACCGGCTTTCTCCCCCGGGGGAGGGGGGTGATATTGCCGGCCCTTCTTTGACCCCACTGGAAAGTCCGGAAACAGTGGGGTCTGGGTCGGTACGCGGGGATCAGCCGCTACCGGCAACATCAACCTAGCCTAATACCGGCTAGGGTTTACAGTTCCATTTGGGTGTTCGTTTCTGCACACCCTGTGGGTTGTCTGCCACAGTGCGGTCACAAGCTGGCGATCAGGGCCAAAACAAGCAGCAAAACGGCGGCCGCCATCCAGCGCCAGGGCAGGGGACAGCGGGGGTGGGCCGGGATCAGCATTTCGATTTCTGCACGCTGCGAACGGTCGATGAACATCAGACGAGTCTCCAGTCCAGTTCGGGGTAAAGCGCCTTCACCATGCGCCACTTGAGGTTAAACACCGGGGTGCGCATGCCTTTGGCGTCCTCGACGACGACGCGGCGGTGTTTTCCGGCGATCTCGAGGTAGGCGAAATCGGCGATGTACTTGCCGACCCGGACCTTGCCGATCATCAGCGGGTAGGCCGGCTGGCAGATCAGCCCTTCGATGACCTTGCCGGTCTGCAGCAGGCGCAGCTCGGCGTAGCGCCGGGCCTCTTTCTTGCTGGCGAACTTATAGCCGTCGAGCTCGGTTCTTTTGTTACCGTACTTGGAGCGCGAGGTGGCCGCCGACCCCGGGTCGCTGTGGGGCAGCGGTAAAGTCGGCGGCCGGTGACCGGACGACGGGGGAGTCCACCTTCCGGTCACTTTCTGTGGTCCCGCAGGTATTGGCTGATCTTTATCAACGTATTGGCGCTGGTCTGGCGACGGCGCAGACGGGGTAGCAATTCGGTATTGTTGGCGACCTCGCGGCCGAAGCGCGATTCGGTCATCTGGTGCCTCTCGAGGAAGGCGCGGATATCGGCCT